ACTGTAAAATCTGATGCTCCTGTAACAGTGACACCAGATAAAGTTATATATCTTCCAACAGCTAAACCATGTGATCCTTTATTAACAGTTAATACATTTGAACCATTAACTGTTGTTAAAGTACATCCTGTGATAGCTGTATCTAACGGTGTAATATCAAAAAAATTATTACCATAATATAAGAATAAACCTTGAGATGTACCAATAGCTGAATATTTTTCCCCAGCGAAAGAGGTAAAAGAATGTTGTTTTCTAGCTGCTCCAGGTAAAGTTTTGGATGCTGCTGTAAGTTGAGACCAACCACCTATTTTTTCTGGTAATCCGTATCTAAATCTAACAAAATCACCATCTGTCCATTGCCCCTCAGCGCCAGATTCAGTGTCTTGTTTGTTAAAGCCAGGCTTGAAATTTAATTTTTGTAGCATATAATGCATTATATAATAGTTTTATAGAGAATGAAAGATAGAAAATATATATGAAAACTACAGTGTTAAACAATATCCTTTCTGAAAAGGAATTATTTTTTATGTATAATCAAATTATAAGTAGTCCAACATGGAAAATGAATGGTTTATCAGAACCCGCTAGAGGTTTTATGTCTTCACCTGTTTTAATAATTAAAGAATATAATGATTTAGTTACACATTATCCTTTTTATATTTGGGGACAAACCATAGTATATAGAATAGCAAAAATGTTAGAGAATAAAAATATAGGTATACCCACGACTGTAGAAAGAATGTGGTTTAATTGTACTTATCATGGTAAGAAAACTCAACACTGGTTACATCGAGACGATGAAAAAGATTTAAAATTAAAATCAATTTTATTATTTATGACTCCTGTTTGGCAACCAGATTGGAGAGGTTCTTTTTATATTGATGGTGAAGAATTTAAATTTAAACCAGGCAACGCGGTAGTGTTTGATTCAAATGAATATCACAAAGGAGAATCTCCTGAGTCGGAAACATATAATTGGCAAAGGATATGTTGTAATATAATAGTGGGATAATGATTAATTTTATAGACAAAAATAATAAATTAGAAGAAACTAGAAGTAGCTTAACTATTACTTACCCTAGAACTGTAAGTATAATATTTGGTAATTACTCTTACCCAGATATAATTCATAATCTTATTATGGATATAAAAAATAATTTAGATTCAAATATGAATAATTACACTAATGTAAAAGGTGGCATGACTAATTGGTATTATTTTTTAGATAATATTAATTTTAAAAACTTTTTTGCTTATTTAATAAATAAACATCAAACAACTAATCCACAACTTTTTGAATATTTTTTAGAAAGATATGAAGTTACAAATGCTTGGGGAAATGAAATAAAACCAAATGATAGTTTAAATTATCATGCACACCCTTGTTGGCATGGAATTTTATATCTAACAAAAGGTTGTGAGTTACATTTACCAGAATTAAATATAAAAATAACACCTGAACCGGGAGACTATTATATATTTCCCTCTGAAATAGTACATGGTTTTGATAAATCTAAAGACGAAAATAATAGATACAGTTTAATTTTTAACATAGAACGACTTGATGAGTTTAGTTTTAAAAATAAAATAAAAGAAATAAATGAAAAACATAAAAAATAAAACAATAAATTACCAATTTTTTCATTGGGGACCATTTTTATATAAAACCACTTTAACTGAAGATGAATTAAAAGACATAAAAAATTTATGTGTTAAAGATCCTAAAAAAGACACAAGAAAAAATTTAGCTGGTCTAATTAAACACGAATATGACATTGACCCTAAAAAATTATTTCCAATACTATTACCTTATTTTGAAAGCTATGCAAAATCTTATCAAGATTATTCTGGTGAATTTTTTGGAAAAGAATTAGAATTAGTTCGATCTTGGGTAAATTATATGACAAAATTTGAATCAAATCCTATTCATACTCATGGCGAAGATTTATCTTTTGTTATATTTACTAAAATCCCTAAAGAACTAAAACAAGAATGGAACGATACCATATCATCAGGGCAAAAACCCGGTGCTCTAAATTTTTTAATATCTTTAAATAGTAAACAAAAATTTATTAATCAACGTACTTTTCAACCCGAAGAAAGAGACTTTTATATTTTTCCTTCTGATCTAAATCATTTTGTAACTCATTTTGAAACTAATGGTGAAAGAGTATCTATTTCAGGAAACTTAAAAATAAAATAGAAGAAATAAATGAAAGAAAAAACAGTTAATATAAATAATTTTATTGGAATATATGACAACTATATTACAGAAGAAGAATGTGACAGGGCTATTAACTTATATGAAAATCAAAACAGATTTAATAATACTATTAATAGAATAGGTTTTGAAAAAGCATCTATCTTAGATAAACAAGATCAACAATATTTTGCAGCGCCACATAATATTAGCATATGGTGGGAAGAATTAAAAACTCTTATGATTAATTTTGATATTGCTTGGAAACATTATGAAAAAAATGTAGGAGCTGCGGCAGCTTATGGAGTAGATGATTTTAAATATACTACTTTAAAAATTCAAAAAACTTTACCTACTGAAGGATATCATATTTGGCATTTAGAACATAACAAAGGTTTTGATAACGAACCAAGAGCTTTTGTTTTTTCTGTATATTTAAATGATGTAGAAGAAGGTGGAGAAACAGAATTTTTACATTTTTCTAAAAGAGTAAAACCCAAAAAAGGTAGAATAGTTATTTGGCCCGCTGCTTTTCCTTACATTCATAGGGGTAATCCACCATTGTCGGGTGAGAAATATATACTTACTTCTTGGTTAATGTTAAGATGATAAAGATTATTAACAATTTTTTTGATGATAAGTTATTAGCAAATATACAGAATCATATTACAACAAAATTACACTACACCCCTTGTTTCTTTGATAATAAAGAAAAGAATAAAGAGAACTATTATGGTAATAGATTTGTTTTATCTGATGATAAAAATTTATTAAATACATTTACTAAACAAGCGGAAAAAAAATTTAAAATAAAAATAAAAAAAATGCAAAATGATTCTGGTATAGATCTAAGAAACTTAGATCATTTTAACCCTCATCAAGACAGTGCAAAAGTAAATGTTTTAGTTATGTTAAAAGGACCTACAGCAGTTACTAATGGCACTGTTTTTTATACAGGACCTGTAAATAAATGCGACTTAGATATTCATGTAGGATTTAGAGAAAATAGAGCCATATTATTTCCATCTAATTGGGTGCATTCTAATCATTTAAGTAAAGTTCCAAATCTTAGAAGATATACAGCTAGTTTGTTTATCACAGAATATGAAGAGTTAAACAATGATTAATTCATATAATTTATTTGCAGTTCGTATGTCTCATGGAAGTTTACCAATTCCAATAAATATACATAAAAAGATTTTAGAGTTTGTAAAACAAAACTATAAAGAGACACATAATATTTCTTGTGTAAATGGTTTTCAATATCATGATGATTTTGATGGCAAAAAAGAATTAAATGAATTTATAAATAAATATTTAGGAAATGTTCATAACTTAAAAATATATAATGGTTGGTTAAATGTTTTAGATAATAAATCTTACAATAAACCTCATTGTCATACAGGTAATCAAGTTACACATGCAGCTGTTTTATATCTTTCTAATAATAACAATAATATTAACTTTGTAAAAGAAGGTGATGTATTTGAAATACAACCAAAACTTTTTGATTATCTAATCTTTCCATTTAATTTATTTCATTATGTTTTGCCAGAAGAACGTTCTGAAAAAAGAATATGCTACGCTTTTAATTTAACAGAAGTAACTAATGTCCTTTGATCATAAAATAACCGACCTTAAATTTCATATAGATAAATTAGTACCGAAAGATGTTTGTCAATATTTTATTGATTTTTATGAAAATAATACTCAACATTCAAAACCTGAAACAAGTTATAAATATCAAACTAAAAAAAAGGAATATGATGATTATGGCTGTATCAATTTAACTGCTCTTTATGATAAAGATAAAGCATTTGAAGAACCATTAAATATAGCTAAAAAATACATACAAATAATGATAACTAATTATGAATTGTATATTAAAAATAATATTTGTCCTACGTTTGATTTAACAACTATGTCTCAATCAAGTAATATTCGTATTTTAAAATATGAAAAAGGAAATCAAATTAAAGATCATAGTGATGTAGATTTTAATATAAGAGCCTCTTGTACTTTAAATTTAAACGAAGATTATGAAGGTGGAGATTTTAGATTTTTTGATGGTCAAATAAAACATTCTTTTAAAACAGGAGATGCTATGTTATTTCCAGCAGAACCTATTTGGATTCACGGGACTGAACCCGTTACAAAAGGTATTAGATATTCTATTAATTGTTTTTTACACCAATAATTATGAAGAATAAGAAGTAGGTCTTGCACCTAATCTAGCAATTTTTTCAGCTTCAGTTTCATCCTCAACAACATCATTATCCCAGTCACTTTGCAATCTAGTTAAATGTGCAGAGTCCCATAAATCTATAAATTGTTGAAAATCTCCAAGATTAGCATCGGCATAAGTACCGTTTGGAGTTGTGTCTCTATGTTCTACTTCATCTGTAGTTACTGGAGTTTGATATTGCAAAGCCCAAAT